GTGCAAGAAGCTATATTACAGAACAAGATGCCTTGGCCAAGATCACTGGCATTAGTGTAAAACAACAACAGGCAACCGTTGACAAGGCCTTGGCCAACGAAATGTTTCTGGCCAAGGTTCGAAGTCTTGAAGCAGAAGGAAAATTTGGAGCAGCAGATGAACTGAAAAAACTCAATGCCTACTACAGTCAGATGGGCGAAGAATCAGCCAAGGGTTTTCAGGACTCGGTCAATGGCAATTTGCGCAGTAAAGAAGCACAAAAACTGAATCTTGCAACACAAGGCGAAGCATTGCGCAGCACACAAGACGTTATTGCTGGATCAGCGTCAGCAGCCCAGGCGTTTGATCGCACCGCAGAAAGAGTAGCTGAAACAGAAAAAACTATTGGACAAAGCCAGGCTGCATTTGGAACCACGTCAGACAACAACATCAAGTACACTGAACAAGTGAATTTTTCTATTGCTGCAGCTGGCGAAAAACGTGCAGAGCTAGAGAAAAGAGTCAACGATGAAATTGAAAAACAGAAAAAAGGTGCCGACGATATAACTGCCGGTCAGGCCAATAACCTTAAAAAACAGCAAGATATTAACAAAAAGCTGGAACAAGACGTATTCAAAGGTATTCCCAACGCACAGGCCAACATGGCCAAATTGGCTGATGTAACTGACACACTGGCCGACGGGTTTACGTATCTTACTGAGGCGCTTAATGGTGTTCTTGGTTTCTTTGGGCTTGGAGCAAAAAAACCAGAAAAACCCAAGGAAATGACCAAGGCGGAAACTGAGGCCGCAGCGGCAACTTCAGGCAAACGTGATACAGCCAAACCCTTGCAGGATAAAGTGGCCATGATGGCTAAGGAACTGGATGCAGATGAAAAAGCACTCAAGGATGCTAAACGTGCTGGTAAGTTTGGCGACGAGCTAAAACCACTAGAAGAAAAAATACTCAAAAACAAACAAGAATATGATAAAGCAACCACAGAGTTACTGGCTGCTGAAAAAGAAATTGCCCTGGCTGCACAAGAAGAAAAAAAGACACGTTTCAAGCAAGCCCAGGATCGCAAAAAGTTAGCAAATCTAGAACGACAAAATCTAAGCGACTCAGAATCAATCAAAGATCTCAATGAAGAAAAAGCCAACTTGGTCAAGGCAGGCAAAAGTACTAGTGCTGTTGACAAAAAGATTGACGAACGCAAGGCTAGTATAACAGGACGCAGTGCTGAAGTTGGGCAACTGCAAGCTGACTTAAAAACTTCCGCAGTGGCTCCTAAATCTAGCAGCCGAGGCGGCGGCGGCAAAGGCGGCGGAGCTGGCCAAGGTGAAGAAGGTGGCGACAGCAGTGGCGCCAAACCTGAAGAAGTTTTGAAATTTTCAGGAGAAAGTGGAAAACGTGAAAACTTTGATGCATTAAATGAAAACATGAAGTCCAGTTTGTTGGCAGCAGCACAACAATATAATGAACAAACTGGACAAAAATTACAAATTAACAGCGCTCTTAGATTTCCAGAAGATCAACAACGCTTGTATGACGAAACAGTCGAAGCAAAACGTCCTGGTATAGGGCCCAACGGTATGCCAGTGGCAAAACCAGGTAGAAGTTCTCATGAATCAGGCAACGCTGTAGACATACAAAACTACACAGATCCTAAGGCCTTGGCCGCATTGGGCGCAAACGGATTACGTCAGACTGTGCCCAAAGACCCTGTGCATTTCCAAATTGAAGCAGCAGATGGCGGTGCGTTTAGTGGACCTGACTCGGGTTATCCTGCCACATTACATGGTGAAGAAGCTGTGATTCCGTTGAACAACGGTGGCGGAAATTTTGTTCAGCTGTTTGAACAAATGGCCATGATGATGGGCCAGCAGGCAGGTTCTCTGGACGAACTGGTTCGAATTGCCAAGAACGGCAATGACATAAGCAACAAGATACTGCGTCAACAAGCATAATCACGGTAAATAAACTACTATGGCAGAAACAAAACAATCGTGGCGCAAGTATTTCAAGGTGGCTGACACATCAGGCACCCTGAGTCCTATTTCAGGCAAGAACCAATTTGGGTTGCCGGACTATTCTCGCAACGACGGAACTGGCAGCAACGCACAGGCCGACTTTGTGTTTAGAAACTATGCCAGCCGACTGCCTGAAGTTTATTCGGGCCACCCCAATCGCATTGAACGCTACAATCAGTACGAGAACATGGACATGGACTCAGAGATCAATGCTTGCCTGGATATCATTGCTGAATTCAGTACACAAATGAACGAGCAAAACGGCACGCCGTTTGAGATCAAGTACAATGACAAGCCCACAGATCACGAAGTAGAAATTATCAAGAAGCAGTTGCAGCAGTGGTGCAAGATCAACAAGCTGGATCAGCGCATTTTCAAACTGTTCCGCAACTGTATCAAGTACGGCGATCAGGTGTTTGTGCGTGATCCAGAAACATTTGAAATGATGTGGATAGACATGAGCAAGCTCATGCGAATCATTGTGAACGAATCAGAAGGCAAGCGTCCTGAACAGTATGTGATTCGTGACATCAATCCCAACTTTCAAAACATGACTGTGGCAGCAAAAACCACCACAGACTACCTGACCAATCCCATTACTGGCAGTGTGGGCGGTGCAGCCAACTACACAGGTGGCGGTGCAGGCGGTGCAGCCGGCATGACTGGCGGGGGTAACAGCCGTTTTATGCATGCCATGAACGAAGCAACCTTGGACGCCAAGCACATAGTACACATGAGTCTAAACGAAGGCCTGGACGTTTTTTGGCCATTTGGACGCAGTGTGCTGGAGCAGATCTACAAGGTATTCAAGCAGAAAGAACTGCTGGAAGATGCTATCTTGATCTATCGTGTGAGCCGAGCACCTGAACGCAGAGTGTTCAAGATCGACGTGGGCAACATGCCCAGCCACATGGCCATGGCCTTTGTGGAACGTGTGAAGAATGAAATGCATCAGCGCAGAATCCCCACCATTACAGGCGGCGGACAAAACATGATGGATGCCAGCTACAATCCACTTTCAATCAACGAAGACTACTTCTTTCCACAGACAGCTGAAGGCCGTGGCAGCAGCGTGGACACCTTGGCTGGTGGTTCAAATCTAGGCGAAATTGACGATTTAAAATACTTCAACAACAAGATGGCCCGCGGTCTGCGTGTGCCTAGCAGCTATCTACCCACAGGTCCAGACGACTCAGATCGTGCCATGACTGACGGCAAGGTTGGCACAGCCCTGATACAAGAATACAGATTCAACCAGTACTGCGAACGACTGCAAGCTCTGGTGTCACAGAAACTTGACGACGAATTCAAGATGTTTCTGAAGTGGCGTGGATTTAACATTGATTCCAGCCTGTTCAGCATTGGATTCAATGCTCCGCAGAACTTTGCCAGCTATCGCCAAAGCGAACTGGACAACACTCGTATTCAGGCATTCATGCAGATGGAGCCCTTGCCCTACATGAGCAAACGTTTTATGCTGGAACGCTTCCTGGGTCTTACTGAAGATGAGATCAAGGAAAACGAAGAAATGTGGCGTGAAGAACGCGACGAGCCAGACATGCAGTCACAGTCTGGACAAGACTTGCGCAGTGTGGGCATAACTCCAGGTGGCCTTGAATCTGACGTGAACACTGGTGAAGAAATTGCTGGCATGGAACCTGCTGGTGCTGACCCAGGAATTTCTGCAGGTGCTCCTGCGCCTGCTGCCCCGGGCGGTGTGATGCCGGCCGCTGGTGCAGCCCCGCCTGCATAAATACTGCCATGATACTACACGAATTTTGGCACAAAGACCCTGAAGCTTACCAGAGTCTTGATCAAGACAACAGTCAAACACAGATTGGTGATCTGCGCAAAACTCACCTGACTCTGCGTCAACTCAACAAGTTGCGCAAGATGAATGACGTGAGAACAGTAGAGTTCAAAGACAAACTCAAACTGGTTCGTCAACAATATGCACCGGCCCCTGCGGCGCCGATGTAATTTATCACCATTTTTACCCCTTAAACCGTGTGCTTTTGAAGTATAGTGTAAATAACAACACACTTTACTATAGGAGAGTACCTTATGAACAGATTTGAACAGTTGATCGAATTCGTGATCAATGATGAAGACGCAAAAGCTCGCGAATTATTCCACGACATCGTTGTGGAAAAAAGTCGCCAGATCTATGAAGAATTGATGGCTCAAGAGGAAGAAGATCTTGAAGAAGGCGACATGGGCGGCGACGCCAGTGACGAACTTATCAGTGATGTTGAATCCGAAGAACAAAACAACATGAGCATGGAAGGCGAAGAAGACGACATGGACATGATGGCCGGCGACGATGAAGACGCTGCCGATGCTGATGACAGCGAAGAAGGTTTTAGCATGGGCGACGAAGGTGGCACAGAGCCTGCCAGCAAAGACGACATCATGAACCTTGAAGACAAACTGGACCAGTTGATGGCCGAATTTGAAGGACTCATGGGCGGCAACGACATGGGCAACGACATGGGCGACGGTGACGGTTTTGGTCCTGATGAAGGTGGCGACGCCATTGAAATGGACGACACTGAAGAAATGGGCATGATGGAAGCAGTCAGCCTCAAAGCAGCACCAAAGCCAGTGACCAGCGAAGAAGGCGGAGTTAACAAAAAGTCCACAGTGGCAGCAAATGCTGGCGCAAAAGGTCCAATTGGCAACTCAGTGAAGCCAGTACACGCCGGCGGCGAAATGGGCGGCCGTCATGATACATCAGCTTACAGCAACAGCACAAAAGAACTGATTGGTCGAGTAGGTAATACACCTGCACAAGGCACACAAAAGCCTTCAGCAGCAACAAAACCAACTCTGGGTCAAGCAGCTGGTGTCAACACCAAGAGCCCTGTGGCCCGCGGATAATTGATGAAAACCCTAAGAGAACAACTTACATTCACGCAGGCCAACATCCAGGTTCTTGAAGAATCTGGTGCTGATGGCCTCGGTAAGAATCTCTACCTCAAAGGAATTTGCATTGAAGGCAACAAGCGCAATGCAAATGACAGAATATACCCCTTGCACGAAATCAGCAAAGCAGTTAACACCATTAATCAACAGATTAAAGAAGGCAACTCAGTACTAGGCGAAGTAGATCATCCAGAAGATCTCAAAATTAATCTAGACCGTGTGTGCCACAGTGTTGAAAACATGTGGATGGATGGCGAAGCTGGCTGCGGCAAACTAAAGATTTTACCAACCCCAATGGGTGAGTTGATCAAGACCCTGCTGCAATCTGGAATTAAACTAGGGGTGTCCAGCCGCGGTAGCGGCAATGTAGATGACAGAACAGGACATGTAAGTGACTTTGAAATAGTCACTATAGATGTAGTTGCACAACCTAGTGCTCCGAATGCTTATCCTAAAGCAATATATGAAGGTCTCATGAACATGAAGTACGGACATAGATTGCTTGAAGTAGCTCGTGAATCTGGGCAAAACAACAAAGTGCAGAGATACCTTAAAGATGAAGTTAAAAAGCTCATCCGGGATCTCAAAATATAAGGAGAACCAGTAATGCTGGACGCAATTAAACCATTGCTCGATAGTGACCTGATTACAGAGGAAACTCGTACGGAAATCAACGAAGCCTGGGAAGCCAAGCTGAGTGAAGCCCGTGAACAGGCCCGCACCGAACTCCGTGAAGAGTTCGCGCAACGCTATGAGCACGATAAAACAGTAATGGTAGAAGCCTTAGATAAGATGGTAACAGAAGGACTGGCCGCAGAAATTGCCCAGGTAGCTGCTGAAAAGCAGAGCTTGGCCGAAGATCGCGTTCGTTTCCAAAGCAAGATGAAAGAGTCGTCAACAAAGTTCAACAACTTTATGGTGACAAAACTTGCTGAAGAAATTGGCGAACTGCGTAAAGACCGTAAGATGCACAGTGAAGGGCTAGAAAAACTAGAAAGCTTCATGGTGCATGCCTTGGCACACGAGATCCAAGAATTTGCCGCAGACAAACGTGACGTAGTGGAAACAAAAGTCCGCTTGGTACGTGAAGCCCGTGGTAAACTTGAAAGTCTCAAAGCACGATTTGTAAAAGAATCCGCGCAGAAAATGAGCCAAGCTGTTAGTCAACATCTCAAGACTGAACTTAGCCAATTGCAAGAAGACATCAAAGTTGCTCGTGAGAACAATTTTGGACGTCGAATCTTTGAAGCGTATGCAAGTGAATTTGGTGCCACTCACCTGAATGAGAAAGCCGAAGTTCGCAAGCTGTACAGCGCACTATCAAAGAAAGATGCGCAATTGGCAGAAGCCATTAAACTCGCACAACGAGCAAAAGTCGTTGTTGAGTCAAAAGAACGCGAAATACGCATGATGAACGAATCCAATGAGCGTGAAAGCACAATGGAAATGTTACTTGCCCCACTAAACCGGGACAAACAAGAAGTCATGCGCAATTTGCTTGAAAGCGTACAAACACCTCGTTTGAAAAACGCCTTCGAAAAGTATCTACCAGCAGTGTTGGAAGACCGCTCCGTGAAAGCCTCTAAAGTGATCACAGAATCGGTGTCCGTATCCACTGGAGATAAATCTGTTCCAAGTAGTCAGCAGGAAGACCGCAGCAATGTGTTCAACCTCAAGCGCCTGGCAGGGTTAAAATAATTTAAAGGAGACTTAAATGTCACAAGAACTATTAGAAAGTCGCTGGGG